GTTTGGATCGCGAATCTCCACGGTCGGAGTCAAGTACCCCGAACTCGCCAACACATTGAACCGGACTTCTGTGCCCGCAGTACCATCGAAAGTGAAAGCATCAATATCCGTTTGAGGACTAATCGCATCTTCTACCGGCTCATCATAATCCAGCGCCTCAGAAAGATCGGAAACCGGCACTAACCGCTCCAATTGCAGGGTATAACCTCCCGAATCGTTGGTCCCTAAATCCGACAGGTATAAAGTATAGGTTCCCGGCAACGGAAGGGTTAGATCAAGTGACAACGAGCAGCGGGTTGAGGTGCAACTCGCTGAATCAATAAAAGTTCCGGTCGGATCCCGGACCTCCAGCACCGGACTCAAGTACCCCGATGTTACTAACACATTGATTCTGACCTGTTCCCCGATCGTTCCAACAAATTCGAATCTATCCAGATCAGTCGCTAGCACAATTTCACAAGCCGTAGTGTGAGCCCCATATACCAACTCAACTGGCTCAGATACAACTCCCTCGTCGCATTCAACTCCAATCTCTGACTGCGCACCCAGCGCTATGCTCGATATGATGAAGAGCACCATAAATATTCCATGCTTCATTTTTCGTCTCCTTGAATGATTACGTGAAGCCAATTGATTACTAGTTATCTCAGCAGAATCTGGTTTAGATACGGCCGAATCCTGAACATACAGGAAGGCGGGTGCTAGTCTTTGATATGGGTCAACAAACAAGAATATTAGATATTTCTAACAGATCCGCACCCAGGCGCTGATTAACCTGCACCCGCGTGACTAATTGTCAGCGAAATCGTATATTGATCGTGCCGTGGATGCCCTGAAAAGGGATGGCGACCACCAATTATTATCATAACCTAAACGTCCGGTTCCAGTATTAAATTGCCGTTTTCTGATTATTCGCGAAGGACAAGAGTTGGCCGATAGCCCCCGTTCAGGAACCCCGCACAAGCGGGGTTTTCTTTGTACCGGGAATGACCGGAGATGGCCGAAGTCAGACGTTCAACCGTTGGCCCGATCAGCCAGGGCGCTGAGTTTTTTGGAAAGCTCCAGCAGGATTGCGTCATTCTCTTTGTTCAGCAGTTTCATGATCGCTGTCGGGTTCGTCATGCCGGCCAACTGACCAGCCAGGCGGGAACCCATGGCGCGTTTTTGGCCGACAAAAATCGCGGCGCCTTCATTGACAACGGTCTGCACGTCCTCGATGTCGAGCAGCTCGCCGATCTGTTTCCGATAGGCCAGGTCGGCATTTCGCTTTTGCGCCTTCAACAGATCGGCACGGGATTTTTTCAGGTCTTCAGTGTTGCTGCCGCCTTGGCGTTCGGAGTTCCGGCGCTGGTAGGCAATGTAACGTTGCCCGCATCGGAGGGCGTCGTAACGATGGGCTACCGGTGCCGGTAAAACCCCTTCAACCACAAGCTGAGAGACGCGCCTCCGCGAAACTCCCAGGACTTCAGCGACCACGGCGGTGTTGACTAACACCTCGGGAATTTGCGTTGCCTTGCCGTGTGCCATTGTCCTGATCCTGTCAGATTTGGGAAGGAAGCGGGTTTATTTCGAAGGCTGACTACGCAGATTTACCGCAGCTACGGTTCCCGCAGAGCAATCATTCCAGGGAGTACCTTTTGCTCTTGGTCAATCAACGCAGCTTCCCCAGCCTGTACTCGATCTGATTGCGGAATATCTGCGGAAACTTTTTGTTGACGATAAGGCGCATGGCTGTCTGTACGCGTGCCTTGATGAACTCACGCGGCACTGATGGACCATGCACCGGTTCGATTGGCAGCCTGCTAACACGGTGACCACCAACCCGCGACCGCTTGAATACCGTCCGGCCCTTGTTGGCGATGAAGGCGCCGGGGTATAGCTTGCGCTTGCCCCAAGCTTTCGCTGTAACTCCTCGGCGCGTCTGCTTCGCTTTGAAACGGATCAGGTTTAATGCCTTGCCTGATGCCTCGACCGTCGCCCGCAATGACTGGATTGAAGACTTGAATACCTTGAAACTCGGAGCGATTGTTTTCTGTGGTAACCCGACGGTCTTAGCGATATCACGTTTTGCTACCGTGCTGACCTGTGATGCCGTCTTGTTCAGCGCGGCTTTGGTTGCTGCTGGGATAACCGAACGCTGCAACCTGTTCAGCTCGCGGGTCACTTCTTTTATGTCTACTTTAACGTCGATTTCCATAGCTTTTCCTTAAAAGGTGAACCCACCGCCGGGCAAAGGAGTGAAACCCCGGCGGGGGTTCTGAGTACAGCCTGAGCAAGGCAGCGTGCAGGCCGTACCCATTTAACGCTTAATCGCCGTCATTCTGGTAAAGGCCGCGATAGTCCAGGGCGCCCGCTACACAATCCAACCTAACCTTGTACTCGATACCGTCTTGACTCCAGCCGTCCCGGCTTTCAAGGTAGGGTGTCTCTTGCGAATCCAGGAATGCGATTTCTAAGGTGTCGACAACGCGCGGATCTGCGGACAGATACCACTGCAATGGATCATCGGCATCGAGGCGTGCAGTACTGACAACCTCCAACCTTCCTCTGAATGGGTTTGGCTCTGCGAGTGTCGTACCTGATGGATCATTGATCGCTTGAACCAGTGTCCGCGATGTTGTTTCCAAGGCTGCGGGCACGATTAACAGGGTCGGGGTGATATCGAGCACCGCGCCCTGTGGGGCTTGCTGAGTTTTCATGCTCACGAATCCTGCATCCAAACTGGTGACACTCGGGGCGGACCCGGAACCAGGTGCGACCAGGTTGCTATGGTCAGCGTGAAACAGTGCCGTTGAATCCTGATTAAGTGCGGCGTTCGTGGTCAACACGGACACCACCTGATCATCGATAACGCGCGCGGCCGCTTGGGCCATGCCACGGGGTATATTTGTTAGGGCGCCGAGGTCGTCATTAACGAGTGCCTGACGGCTGATGTTAAACATTTTGCCATAAGTCACCAATTGCAGCGTTTCTTTGAAATCAGAGAACTGGCCGTATTTGTACTCCCCGTTTTCATACACGATTTCCAAATCGGAGAAATCAGACAACGCCACCCGCCTGGCCTCTTTGAAATCGGGCAATGAACCGGTGCGTGCAATTTTTCGATAAATAGCAGGCGTTTCAACAAAGCCCGCATTCAGTGCTTTCGATGCGATGTTTTCCAGCAGAGCCGGGAAGTCGCTGCTTGACGTGCTGATCAGTCCGCGAGTGGACAGCGCCTTGCGGATAATCTGGTCTCGACTCATGCCGCTGGTGCGCGTGCCATACTGTCTCAAAACTGTCTCGGCAATATCGCTCATGCGCATACGGCTGCAGTCAGCAGCGGCAACATGCGGTTTTTCAAGCTTGATACCTCCACGCTGCAAGATGGCATCGGTGGCCGCGTCGCTGAATTCGCCCAAGGTATCGCGTGCTGTCAAGTCACCGTAAGCACGCCGGCCAGTTTCCTGCATGTCGCGCTGACTCATTGAGCCGCCGTTGAGTATTTGCCTGTAATCGCCGGCCACTGGATCGCCTGAGCGCTCACCGAGAGCCCGCAGCAACAGCTTGCTGGCCTGTTCGGCGCTGCAACTCGTATCATCCAAGCAATCATCCATCAGTGCCCGGATAGTCTCGCCGCCGCTTCGGGTATGGATCTCGAACATCTGGCGGACTTCGACGCGGCGATTCTTTTCCGCTGCAAGCCAGCGCGCATGGGGCTGGACGATAATGTCGTCATCGGTGGATTTGGTTTTTTCGGTCATGGTGGTTTTTCCTGTGTGTTGATTTCGGTTAAAGCCGGCGTTCGGATCTAAACCGACGCCGATGATCGACAATTCATGCGGCTGCCATCGAACTGCGACTTCTGTGTTTTCATCATCGCCGGGCTGCCATTCGTCCACGGTGTAGCCAACGGACAGGCCTCTAACGACTCCGCTTTGAATATCGGGCCAAAGATTGTCCGCCTCTTTGCTGTGTCCCAGGCGAACCATGCCGCGCAGCTTGTTCCCATCCAGGTGCAGGGTTTCGACCAGGCCGATATTGACCGACCGGGTGTCATGACCGGTCAGCAATGGCAGCGGTGCGCGGGAAAGGTCGACGGCTGATTTTTTGTGGCTCAGGATCTCGGTCCAGCCGCCTCTGTCAACTGACGTGCTGGTGGAAACTACTGCGGGAATGGTTCGCGCCTTATCATCGGCGGCGCGGGTTTCGAGTTCGATTGTGCGGGTAAGTTTGTCCATTCCCAGTTTTTACCAGAAGTTGGATCTCTTGCAAACACTCCGTAGCTCATGCAAGTCAGTCACGCCCGCCGCTGAGAATCCGGTATAGCTGTGCCCTGGAGCGCGGAATATCCATCTGGCACCGGTGCATCTCCGCCAAATATTTAAGCCGGCTACCGCCTAGTGACTTTGGGATCAGTGCGCGGTTTCTAGGGTCGCGCCAGTTCACTGCAGACGCCTGCAGGTCTTCGAGGTCCTGAACAGCCTGAACCAACACCCCGGCTTGCTGCCAGGTACTGCCATCCATGTTCCGCGCTGCACGCCTGATTAATTCGTCTCGATTCTCAAGCCGTGCCCGGTTTGGCGGGCTTTGTTTGCCAGGTGCTGACTTCAATCCGAGACAATGATCCAGCGTCCCGGCGCCGGTCATGTAATCATCCACAGCACACTGAAGCCACAACGCCACGCTGTCGGGTAGCTGCCGGGTCATGACGGCCACCCGCAACCGCTGCAGCAGCTCGAGCGCGTCAGTGGGTGGTTTCATCGGGCTGTGCAAAGCTTTCAATCACGGCGACAACAGCGGTCACGTTGTCACGCCAGTCGCCACCGATGCGGCCCTTGTCCGCAATCAGCCGGCCCAAAGCAGAGGCCATCATCATCGCGGCCAGCTTATGCGAGACTTGGTTGTCAGCGAAATAATCACCGAGCAATTCCTCCATCCCAATTTCCAGCGATAACGACCGTTCAATTTCGTCGATAACTTCGCTCATTTCACTTCTCCAGTTTCGTTGTGCCGGTTTTTACCCAGCGCAAATACCCGGCGCATTCATGCCCGGTCTGTTTGCACGTGCTGTACCCGGGGCAGACTTCACACGGACAGCCTGCCGTTTGATCCTTGATGGCCTTAAGCCGTTGCCGATACCGGTGCGCGTCGGCGTCTTCCTGCCACCCGATCTCAATCTTGAATTCAGTCATGCCACGCCCGCGGTCTCTGCGTAAAACAGGTGTACATCATCAATGCATCGAATCGCATTGTGTGATTGCTCTATCGCTCTTTCTGTTTGATCAAGAGCCCGCGCGGTCTGCTGTTGCGCTTGTTTGAGAACAACCACCAATTCATCCATCACAGCACGCTGAATGTGCATTAACTCCATCGCCGCCGACAACGTGTCAGGCTCACCGGCTTCGAGACGGCGCGCCAGGTAGGACGCTCGTTTCAGGATTTCATCAGATTCCTATTTTTGTGCAGTAACAGTGTCCGGCAGAATGTCATCAAAATAATCTGTTCTCATTTCTTCACCTCATTTGTTGTCGGTTGGTTCATGCCTTCACCACCTCAACCAAACTCATCATGGCGCGACCCCTGAGGCAGACCAAGGAGTAACTTCGCCGCATCCTGTAGCCGCCAGATAGCTGACTCATCAAGACCACGCTCCAGGTGCATCAATGCAGACTCCACAAGTTCGATGGCACATTCCCGGTTAGTCGGAATATCCTTGACCAGTTCATCCAGTCGGATCAGTGTAAAAGTCTCATTCATATTTCACCTCCAAGGGGTACAAACAGGGGTACAGGTAAGGGTACAAATGGGGTACGCGAGGGAACAAATGGAGGGGGTACACAGGGTACACACTCCCTTAGGAGTGTACCCTTGTACCCCTGATATCCCCTTGTACCCTTTCCGTGTATCCCTACTCATGGAAAACCCCACATTCCAGACTGGTGACTTTGAAACCGTCACCAATGATTTCCATCCGTTTAATTACCTTGCTTCTGGCACGCGTCCAAGTGGTTTTCTTCGTGTCAGCGGTGCCGGGAATAGTTGCCTTAAAGGCCTTGCGGATTTCGGTAATGCTAACGATCACATAGTCAGGTGCTGGCCGTCCTGATGCTTCGATAGTCTGAAACTGCTCCAGCGCCCGCTGATTAATCATGTCGTATAAGCTGGATTCATGTTTGCCTGACGGTTTCTTGTCTGGGGAATGGTCAGGCAGGTACCGCAGGACAGGCGCCTCAATGGCATTACCAAAATTGTCCTCACCAGGCATGACTTGCACTTCGATCCGAAAAGACAAAGCATCATCGCCGGCGGTGTTTCTGGATGTGGTTGTGGAGACGGTAACGACACTCGGCCCGCCGGTCTTATCCAGTGCAACCTTGATGCTACCGTCCACTGCGCCGGCGAATGACGAATGACCGCGACCGCGCTCACCGTCACCATGGCCGGAATGATGGACCACCAGGCAGGTACACGCTGATGGTCTTACAACGATATCAATCAGATTATTGGCAAAGGCTCCCATGCCTTCATCAGAGTTTTCGCTTTTACCCGCGCCGAAGTTACGCGCCAGTGTGTCAATGACCAAGACAATATCGAGGTCCGGGTTCTGGCGTTGAAACTCTTGCAGCTCAGCCGCCAGCCGCTGCGCGAATTCTCTTTGTGTCAGGTAGACCGGCTTGATGCGAATGGCAAAGGGGATATTCTCTTTTATCCCGTTTTTCCGCTGCCAGGCTGCCAGGCGTAATTCTATATCCTCAACAGCTTCACCGGCGACATAGACAATCAGTGATTTTTTCGTTCTTCGATTAGCCCAATCGCCGCCGATGGCTATAGTGGCAACCATATCCATCGCTGAAAGCGTTTTGCCTTCCTTCCACTTCCCGAAGACTTCATAGATGCGGCCCTTTTCTATCAGCCCTTCGACTACCCAGGTCCGGTCAAAAGTCCGGTTTTGCAGGTCGGCAGCCATGACGTAATACTCCATCAGGTTGTCGGCCGTTTCTTGTTCGCTGGGTCCCTGTCTCGTAAATTCCACAGTACTCATGCGGCCGCCTTTTTGCGTTCCCAGACAAAGCGCGTCAACGGCGCGTCGGGTCCATGTTTAGGGATCAGGGTCGCTTGCAAAGAGCCTGCCTTTAGCAGTTCAAGTGCAAGGTCACTGACAAGTTGATCGCTCGGGCCTTCGTCGGCTTCGACCACCACGGGCAGGCCTTCAACAGGCCAGGACAATGACGCTGGCGGGGTATCGGGTGGCAGGACCATTGCCACGGTATCGGCTTTTGATTCATTCCAGCGCTTGGCGCGTTTCCAGGCATCCATGCCGATGCAGACCACGCAATACAGCGGCGGGTTGTTATGCTTCAGGCGTTCGGCAAGTGCCTTGCCAAATGGCGGCAGCTTCATTGCTTCAAACCTATGAAACAGTCAATGCACAATTCAGCCCGTGGCCCGCGCTGAGTAGCCGAGTGCCAGGGCTTATTGTGCAAACGGTGACAGGTCGGACAGGTCACGCGGTAGCCAGGCCGCCGGCGTCGCGGGAATGGGATTACGCGGGCGCTATGGGGTATACTTCGGGTCGTGGACATGGTTCATCACCTGTTCGCCGGCGCTGGTAACGTCGTTCTCTGTCTCTGAAGTATCCGAAGCCGGGCCCTGTGCCCGGTTTTCTTTTGCCCGGATCATGCCGCTGTCCCTTCCATCCGCGCCAACCATGCCTGCGCAGCTTCCCGCGAAATCAGAACACGGCGGCCGATATTGAAGGTGTGAGGGGCCCGGCCTTCACTGCGCAATTTGTAAAAGAGTGCGCGGGAAATTTTGTGGGCTTCGCAAAAAGAGGCGACTGTGAATACTTCGCCGGCAGTGGTGTTTTCCATCTTCGTGTACCTCGCAATAATCTATCGAGGTACACCATTATTCACATGACAGTGGTGGTATCCACCAGTTTCGGGGGTAAATAAGTATCGGTACTAACTTACCCCTGCCTGCCGATTAGGCTGCGCTCATGACGCAGGATCGTTTCAAGTAACAACGCATCCCCGCTGAGCTTGTCCCGCCAAAATGTTTCAATCTGGATACCGGCTTCACGCACCCCGGCCGCTTGGAAGGCTCTTATCACATGCTCGGCATCCGCTTTCCCGCTTTTGTATATTTTCTCGATAGAGTCAACCCCGAGAGAATACTTTTCGCTCACCACTTTAATCGCGTAATCCCTTTTCTCGCCGGCATCGCACAATTCCTGCACATCAATTGCAATATCGAAATTGCGCCCGCCGGTACCCCGCGGCCTACGATTTTCTCGTTTCAGCCTAAATGCCCGGCCGGCATTGGGCGGCTTCCCGGCTTCTATGTTTCCGAGAATTTCCCCAATCGACTTTCTTATAAATCTTTCAACATGGACTTTCATTGACACATCGGTGTTACCCGATAGAAAGGCGTCTAACACCCTGCGAACGGCCTGCGCATCGCCCTGATAGGCGGCTAATAAGTCGTCCTTATTCACAGGGCGTGTCACAACAGCGCCACCCTGTTCAACATCTCCCGCCGATCCTTCGGCATGAATTTGCCATAGTGCTTTTCGATCATGCGCACACTGGTGCCACAGTTCTCTGCAATCATCTGTACCGGCAGGCCGGCAATCAGCGCCTTACTGACGTGATAGTGACGGAGACTGTAAAAAACCGTGTCCCTGGGCAGCTTGGCGGCTTTCACAGCCTCTTTCATAGGCCGGTGCTGGTGTGACTTGCCCCACGGCTCGCCGTTGTCCTTGAGAAACAGCCAGGCCCCCGGCAGCTTGTCCTGTGAAAGGGTACGGAAAAAAGCCACCGCATCGTCAGCCAGGTAGCAATACCTTGTACCAGTCTTGCCTGACAACAGCAGCGTGCCGTGCGACAGGTCCAGGTCGTGAACCCGGACGGCGGCCAGCTCACCGTAACGCGCGCCCGTCAGGATGGCAGCGCGAACCAGACCATGGAAACCGCCGCTGGAGTGATCGAGCAAATCCTTGACCTGTTTTTCAGTCAGAAACAGCTTGCGGGATTCGCCAACGTCACGGAACGCAGCGACACGCTTCCAGGCTGTGTCCGAATTGACGAGCCCTTGCCGGTATGCCAGGTTAAGCGCTGCTTTCGCCTGTGACAGTATCCGGTTTGCTGAATCCTTTGACTTGCGTACCACCTCCGGGTCGCCGTCAGCCTTCACCAGTCCGATGTGCCAACTTTTCAGCTGCCGGGTTGTGAGTTTGATCAGCTCCACCTTGCCCAGCTTCGGCTCCAGGTGCTTTTCAAGGCGCTGCTTGACACCTCTGGCGGCGTCTGGGCCGTTCTCTACTCCCAGGTGCGCCACATAGTCGGCAATACACTGTTTGACGGTGTAGCGGCTGTCCTCCAGCATGACGGCGCGTTCAAACCATTCCTGCGCCTTAACAAGCATGTCCTCATACTCAGAATCCAGGTCCCCTCCTAGTGCTTCGAAATGGTGCTTCCCGACAGTTGTAATACGGGCGCGCCAAGCGCCGCCCTGCTTCGTCCGATGAAAACCGATAGCCTTACCTTTAGCGACCGGCTGCCAATACGGCCAGCTCCGGGGCTTCAACTGCTTGCGACGATTCAAGGTGTTTATTTTCATCCTGAAACCTCATGTGAAAAAAATGTGAAAATTATGTCCAGATACACCCAAAAACAATAATGGACGTATGTGGTTAATTTTACAAGGTATCAGGAACTTATGTGGACTTCAGAGCACCCCAAAAGACGGCTATTTTGCCCTCTCACGCCGGTAACAGGGGTTCGATTCCCCTAGGGAGCACCAAATTTACTTATTATAATACAGTTGGTTACAGATAATTAGTGAATTTTCCT